TCATGGAAAAAATGCTGATGTATGGAAATTTGCACAAAGTCTTGGAATGAGTGCAGTTCAGGGACATTATCATTCGTCTTATGGCTGTAAATGGTATGGCAATAGTTTGGGTTTATACTTTGGATTACAATGTGGTTGTTTAATAGACCCTAAAGCACTTGCTTTTAAATATAATAAGTTACAAAAAGCTAGACCTGTAATTGGTACAGCAGTTATCATTAATGGTATTCCAATCCTTGAACCTATGATTTTGGATAAAAAGGGAAATTGGATAGGTAAATTGTTTTAAAATATGTCTTTAAAGCCCCATAGAGCCATTTTAAAGGCTACTGATAAGCAAATAGGTGGTAAGCACTATAAGGAGTATAAAATCCAACCTATTGAGTTTATAGTCGCAAATAAACTTGATTTCATACAAGGTAATATTATAAAATACGCACTCCGAAATAAAGACGGAGAAAACCCAAATGAGAAATGGGATAAAATTATTCACTATTGTGAATTAGCAAAGGAATTAAAATAATGTGGTTGAATTTATTATCGTTGGGTATAAAGACAGGGGCGAAGCTATATCAAAATAAACAACGAACAAAACAATTACTTTCAGATGCACAAATGCTTCATGCAGAGAAAATGAGCAAGGGTGAAATTGAATATAAAGCGAAAATTATTGAGAGTAATGATAATGGCTACAAAGATGAATTTGTCCTTATCCTTATATCTTTGCCTATCCTTATATTGGGTTATTCTGTGTTCTCTGACGATTTGGAAATTCGTAATAAACTAGAATTATTTTTCGAGTATTTTAACCAGCTTCCTTATTGGTATCAAGCTATTTTTATTGGTGTAGTTTCTGCAATATATGGTCTTAAAGGTGCAGACATCATGCGTAAGAAATAGTATAGTATCCTGATGGATAAAATAAAAGTTGATGCAGTAATTACTGATTTAGAAATACAATTAGAAACTTCAAACAATCCACTAGGCAGTTATATTCATTTTAAATTTATAGATACTTTTCCATACTTTACTAAAGTAAATAACATGATTGAAGAAATCAAAAAAAGAGAAGATGTAGATTTAATTGATTATGAATATTCTTATACTGGTATTCACGAAGATACTGACCTTAAATATTTTGAAATAACTAGACATTAAATCTAGGGTGGAGAGAGAGAGCAAACCACCCCAGATCAAATTATTAACTCTCGCTAATAACTCTATTCACTAACTGATTAACAGAGGGAACTAAATCACAATTCTCGTTAGTGAAATTCATTAAATCGGTTGCTTTCCATTTAAAGCTAAATCTCTTTTTAATTCTGATTGCTTTAAACTTACATACTTATCTAGGTTGTTATAATGATACCTAGCTTTGATAAGTTGTTCTTCAGCTATTGCATATTGCTCTACAATCGCTTTATATTCTTCATCTGTTCTAGCTTTATGTTCTGCCTCTATAACAGTTTTAGAATCTAACTTATGTTTTAAGAAACATTTAGAATAAGTAGCTTTACGACCTTCATCAAGAACGATTGCTCTCTTATGAGCCTCTGACCACTCTTGTGATGCTAACTCTAATTCTTCATATGATTTATTGCTTAATAGATTGCTCATTTTTACTCTCCTTTATAATATATTTAATAGCACTTGTAGTAGGGTCAAATTCTAGTTTATCACAAGACATTAACCCTATTGATATAACAATCACAAATAATATAGCAACTGTTTTTACTACAAGTCTATTGTATTTTCTATGTATTGGTTTTCCAAAAATAATCATGGGTACAACATCATATCTTCTGCTTCTTGACCTAATTGTTTGATTTGCTGCCTTAGATGTTTGTTTTCTAATTTGTATTTTTCAACTAAATTTCTTTGTAATTTAATTTCAATATATAAGGCTTGTATTTCTTCCAACTTAAAAGCGAAATCCCTTTTTAAATTATGAATCTCGCCAAGAAGTGCTTTTATTTCTATTTCTTTATCTGTCATAATTAAAATGGTATTTCATCATCAGTTAAATCAGACATACTAACTGGTTGAGCATTGTCTGGTGCAAATTGAGTTGCTTGTGGTGGTAAAGATTGACCAATAGGTTTCATACCATCAATATTCTGTCCACCTTGATAAGGCTTAACCATATAAAGAGTTACTACTTGCTCGGTGTCAGCACCATATTTAGTTTCTTTAGCTTGTTGAATTTTAGAACCCCATTTAAGGTTATAACCAGCTTTAGCATAAGCCTGAACTTCTGGTGTGTTATACCATTCCATCACTTGGCTAATTCCATATAATTTTTTAGTTAAACTACACATAAACTTAGCTTTAGTTGATGAAGCACTATATTCATAGCTAGGTGCTTTTTTGCCTGTTTCATATAACTTTAAAGTTAATCCACAAAATGGCATTGAGTAGGTTGATTTATTATTTTGATACATTTTTTTTTCCTTTTTTTAGTTTATTGTACTCATTGTTTCTTTTCAAAAAATCTCGTTCAAAAGTATCGAGAAATTTACAAGCCTTAAACCCTTTTAAATAACTTGGTTTAGGCTCATACATACGCAAAGATATTTCCTCTGTTGAATCTTTGGGTATCTTGATTATTCCATAACTATCTATTTTTAAGTTACTAGAATCTTCTATCAGCTTTTTATATGTAGCAATCTGTATTGGTTGATCTGGGTAAAATGCTTTAGATGTTTTAAAATCTAATAATATAGTTTTACCTTTTTTATCTTCGACAACAGCATCAAAAGTACCACACACATCTAGTTCTTTTGAATAACAAGTTTGCTCTGTTGCTAATACTTTATAACCTTTACTATCCCACCATTTTGTGAACTTACCAAACATAGTCATTAAAGGTTCTGTTGTAGGAGGTACAACTTTCTTTCCATTAATATAATCTTCACAATAAGAGTGCATTAATGTTCCTGTTGTTGCATCTTTAATTTCAAGTTCTGCGATTTTCTTTTTAAGACTATCAATAAAGTTATAGATATAATCTTTAGACTTACCCTCGCTTTCTAATTGCCATTCTAAAGCAGTTAGAGGTAATTTTTTAGCCCAAAGCATAAGTGGTGCTTTACCAAATCTAGCACTTATTAATGTAGTAACACCTCTTTTAGTTTCTCCATTAACTTTGTATCTATACCTTTTATCTAAAGGTCTAAACTCTATTACGTTTTTATGTTTATCTTCTCTCGTTATTACTGACATTTTTCTCTCCCTTATATTGTTTTTTGTTTTCTGCTTTAGAAACACATACTCTATTGTATTCTTCAATAAACAGTTCTGTGCTTGAATTATATTTTTCAATAACTCTGTTCATGGCTTTGATTCTTTTATCTTGCCACATAGTCTTGTCTGAACGGATATACATTTTCTCTCCTTTTTGTTATAAATGTTAAGTTAGCATCTAATATCGGTTTTATGAAATAGTCAAATGAAACATCAAAATATTCCGATAATTTTTTAAGGTTAATTGCCTTACATTCATTAGTTCCACGTTCATATTTTTGAATCTGTTGGAATGTAATATTAATTGCTTTGGCTACTCTGGTCTGCGTATAACCTCTCATAAGCCTAATCTTCTTTAATTGTAATCCTACAATCTTAGTAAAGATTAACTCATCATCTTTTTCACTTATTCTCCATTGAGCCATTAACTCAATAAGTGATTGGTTGATTTCTTCGATAGTCGTATTAGTTCTTGGTTTGTGCATTTTCTTTCTCCTTATTTAGTTTGTTATCAATTTCTTTTATTAATCTATTATTTTCATTAATTTGGGTTAATAAAATAATTTTGTAAGCATATAATTCAACACTACTTGCTTCTTCTAGATTAAGCTGCATTGTTCTCTCCTATATAGTTATATTTGTTGTTGATTCGTTCAAGCCAATCAGAATAGAAATCTAATCTATAATAGTATTCATTATAGAAATTAACCTCGTCTTGAATAAGATCAGGGTTAGTATTAGTGGACATTTCTTCTCTGTATTTAAGGTCTAAGTATTTAAACTTTAACTTTTCCATTAAATATTTGTATTGGTGTTTTTTAATTAAGGACACTATGACCTCTCGATAAAACGCATTTTCTCATAATAGACTCATACTTTGTGTCCATTGTTGGGCTAACTGACCAAAATAAAATATTACTAACAAAATTAG